GAAACCAGGTGGAGTTATTAAACCACATATTGATTACAATACTGATTACAGTGTAAGGTATCATATTCCTTTAAAAACAAACGATCAGTGTGGATTTAAAAATACAGACAAGCAAGGTAATAGCGAAGAAGTCCATATGGGCTTAGGAGAGTGTTGGTTCTTAAATCAAGGTTTCAAACACAGCGCCTGGAATAATGGCGACACTGAACGTTGGCATTTGATTGTTAGTGTATTGACACAGGAAGATCTAGATGTATCATAAATTAAACTTGCCTGCTTTAGATTTACCAGATGTTTGGTATACTGACAAAGTACAAGTTAAAGCCAAAGTAGGCGGATATATTAGTTACTATGTAACTGACAAAGTAGACGCACAAATACGAAGTATGTTTCCAAAAGACTTCTTTCCTAATGATACACACATACTTGCACAACTAATAGATACACGTTTAAACGGGCATATACATACAGATAAGCGTGAGTTTGCTATTAACTATGTACTTAATAAAGGTGGCTTAGACGCTCATACAAGCGTTTACAGCGGTGATAAAGTACTTGAGAGTACATATACGCAACAGGAGAAAGAGTGGTACTTGTTAAATACATTTAAGAACCATGCAGTACACGATATAACAGATACACGAGTTGCAATAAGTATTAGTTTTTACGAGTTTGGCGATAAACAATGGGATTTTATAAATGAAAAACTGTAAGGCAAACAAGCCATTTGACGACGAAACACTAAAGAACATGGACATTATACATGATCCTAATACTAAGTTCTTTAAAGATCAGTACGAGCCTAGTTACAGTATAGATAACTTTATTACAGAACAAGAACGTGTACAGTTGCTTGACTTCTGGTATAAAGAGTACAACAATGTTGGCTGGGAAATAAACGGACATATTGTAAACATTCCACACCCTATACGCTACAGCGTAATAAATGATATTTTACGGTCTAAAGTATATGAACACTTTGGAGATGATATGATCTTTTATAGTGAAGTATCAAATGATCCTGTAAGTGTTGGCGACCAAATGTTTAAAAGTATTCGTCCTTATGGATTGCATACTGATAGTGTTACACACATTCCGGGCTATCGTCCTTACAAAGATATTATTATTCCTTTAGAAATACACAACAATGTTTCAATTGATTATGTAACTTTTAATCAAAGGTACCGAGGCCGTGCTACACACTTTATGCAAGGTAGACATATTCCTAACTTTAGTCCCTATTCAAATACTTTTAGATTATTGCCATATGAGCAGTACGGAGTTGAAGGTATTGAATACGATAAACTAGACTGGGCATGGATGGAACGTGAGATGCCCGATCATATACCTATGAGTATATATGAAGGATTAAGTATAGAAGCAGTACTTCCTTGGAAACTATGTAGTGGTATTGTGCAAGACACAAGTGTATTACATGCACCAACTGACTTTCAAAAGAAAGGTGCCGAATGGAAAATTGCAATTACTTTTCATCTAATGGTCAAAGATGAAACATACGATAACGAAATGACAGGATATCCAACTAAGTTAAGTAGATACAGTTTGAATCCGCCCGTACTGGAGATATAAATGGAAGATAGATTTAAAAAATATATTAACAACGATTTTATAGGATTACATAAAACAAATCCTGATTTTTTAATTCCAACATTAGATCAGCTACATTGCGAACAGCAACTTGCAATGTTAGGTGATTATAGTAAATTAAGATTTAGAATAGACTTAGATGAATTTAACTCACAGATTTCAGCATATAAAGATTCTTGGGTACCTTACTTACCACGAGAAGGAGAACATCCTAATAGACAAGGGTTAATGTTATGGGGCCTAGAAGGAGATAGTCCTAGCGATAGTTTAAGTTTACCAGAAGCAAGGCAACGTGCTGGCCGTAAAGTTATGGAAACAGACTTTAGTCATCCTACACAGTTATACAAAGACTTGAATAGTATACATGACTTATGTGATTATTTTGCACCATTAGGAAGAACATTTTTAATTAAAGCAGATGCAGGATCATACTTTCCACCTCATAGAGATCATCCGTACTTAACAAGGGATTGTTTTAGAATATGTGCTTTTTTAGAAAATACAAGCCCAGATGAATTTGAATGGATTCATAACCATAAACAGTTACCTATTAACTCTGGAGATGTAATTTATGTTGATACAGCAAAAGAACATAGAACACATTCTTGGAGAAATGGAAGTATTCATCTAATAATGAATATTCCTAAAACTTGGGAAAATGTTATGAAACTAATGAGTGTACTTGCTAGTTAGACTAAGTTAGTCCAAGCACCGTTTTCGTAACCTTGGAACTTATTATCACTTGTGTTGTAAATCATCATGCCATTAGCCGCTGTAAGAGCGTTACGTTGAGTAGTAGTCATATTACCTAATAGCATCTCGTTAGCACCAGCAATTTTAACATTACCGTTAACTTCTAATGTTGCACCTGGTTCATTATGAATTTCTGTTTGACCCATGTTGATAGCAACTTTACCAGTTTTATGTACTTTGAAATAATTTGCATATTGCAAAACACCGTCATATGATGGAATATAAAGAAGGTTGTTATCTGTTACTGTTATTGTTCCTTGCGTTTTTTCAACTTGAGTATCTACGTCTTCTGTTGAAAATCTTATTCTAGCAACCGAATCATCATTTGCATGTGCACCTGACTGTTTTCTTTTCAAAGTCATTATTGAAACGTCAGTGTGTTCAAGAGTAACAATACCATCAATTGTAGAAATAGTTGGAACAGTAATTTCTTGAGTAGTAATTGAGCTAGTAGTAATTTTGTTTGCAATAGAATCTACAATAGCAGATGAATCATCTGCAAACACTGAACCAACTACATCACCTGTTACACTACCAACTACATTACCAAAGTGCGTGCCGGTACTATTACCAACTACGTTACCTGTAACTGAACCAACTACGTCACCTGTTAAGTTACCTACTACGTTAGTTGCTGTTACTGAACTAGTTACTACTGGTCCTACAATTCTTCCGTTTATAGCATCAACTAGGAGCGTTGAATCATCACCATAAATGTTACCACGTACATCAATTGCTGGGTTATCTGTTGCGGCCCAATTTGAACCGTTATATACAAGTATTTGATCGTTCTGTGCGGCCAACGCTTGTACGTTGCCTAAGTCTTCTAAATTCTGTGTTGATACAGATACTGGAGTACCACCTGTTGTAGCCCCATCTCCAACAAATACTTCTTTGCTGTCTGTTGTGTAAACAAGTTCACCTTCAGCTGGTACATAACCTGGACTGGTTTGTAGTGCCGTTTTGGTGCCTCGTTTGATTCGTAAAGTACCCATGTAATGCTCCTAATTCATTGTTACATGTATTTATATCAAAACAATGATAACTTACTTTTTCTTTTTTGTAGGATTTTTTAAAAAAGCCCTAGTTTTTTTCTGTACATCACGTTTTACTTTGGCTGTATTTAATCTAAAGTCTACATGCACAATATCATCGCCGTATTCGTCAAACAAATCGGCGATAGTGTCGTCTAAATTTGCGCCTGTACTACGTTTAGCATTACAATCTATCTCCCATATTTTACCTTTTTTAAACTCGATACGTATCGAATGAAGATAATTTATGGGTATAGTCTGTATATCTATGTCTCTAAAAACCTCAGGCCAATGCCTGATTACATCATCAGGTAGTGGCTTTGGCACTAGTTTTCTTCTTTGTAGTAGGAACAAGCTCTTCTGCCTGTGCTCTAAGCGCCTTTGCTTCTTTGTATAATCTATCTGCATCTGAACGATATTTTGCGGCTAAATCCGCATCAGTTAGTACACCATCATTAGGTGCTTGTAACTTAGCAGTTTGTGATTCAGCTACCACTGCTGGATTTGCTGTCTTTGGCATTTCGTTAATGCTTCCAGCTTCAGTAATACTTTCACCTGGTTTTAGTTCATTAGGATCTTTAAGAGCCAAGTCACTAATAGTAACACCTCTTTGATCTGCAATAATCTTGTTAAGTTCATCTAGACCAATTACAGTTGCAGTGTTTGGTGTCATTTCAATTTCACTCATAGGTAATGATTGTAATTTACCTGTGCTGTGAAATCTTGCTAACATATTAGCACCGTCACTTAGTTGTGTTCGTGCCATTACTTCTGCAAACTCAAATGCTGTTTGAGATGAGTTACTTTCAACTGTTTTAATTAAGACATCATGATCTTCATCTCTAAGTGTAGCAGTATCAATTACTAAAGAATTCACAGGTGGATTTTCACCTGGAATAACTCTGTATGCTACTACAACTTTGCGATTATTTTTCTTAAGTCTGCCTACGTGTTTAATTTCGGCCATTATGCATCTCCTTTAGGTGCTTCCGCTGGAGCAGTTCCTTCAGTCTTTGCTTTTGCTTCTTCTTCAGCTTTCTGGACTGTTTGTAGGAATGCATCTAATTTATTAAATGTTTTTCCAACTGCTTCCATTTCGTTTGCTTTGAATGCGCCTCTTTGTGATGCGACATCAATAATAGATCTTAGTACTCCAAGATCTTGTACAGTAAGTTCAACTGGTGCTGTTGATACACCTGCTTGTGGTGCTTCACCTGCGGGTGCCGCTTGAGCTTCTGCTGTTTTATTTTCTTCAGACATATTGTTTACTCCTTGTATGTATTATATATGCACTTAATATTTATTTGTACTTCAAAAGTGGACAAGCAAGAACGAAATAAGAAAGCTCTTTTGGATCTTCAAATCCTGCTCTAAGAACCGTTTCAATCTTATTTTGTTTAGTTAATCCTATCACTTTTTTTAGAAAGTATCTCTTTTTTAGATTACTATCAATCCATTTAGAAATAGCAGTTTCTATATTATAAGTGTGTGGTAAGTCTATTGTGGCAAGATGTGAAGACTCATAAGATAGCCTTCTTATCTCAAAAAAATCTTGAGCAGTAACTCTATTTTTAACGATCAACGTGCCTCCTCATAGTGGGCAGTTACACCAAACGGTGCTTTAGTATTCTTATCATGATGTCCATGTATAATGAATACTGTTTCGCAGTAGTCTTCATCTCCCCAACTACCAAATGGGTATCCATCTGTAAACATAATAAACTTCTTAGGTGTTATATTATGTTCTTTCATATATTCCCAATTAGTCATAAAGTCAGTACCGCCACCGCCTTGTATATCGTAACTAAGCAAGTCCTCACCGCCATCTGCACTAAAGTCTTGTTCATTATACACGGCTGTATCAAATGTCCATAACTTAATATTATAATCTTTATATTCTTCCATAATGCCTTTAATCTCACCTAAGAAATCTTTAGCCTGATGATCACCAATTGAACCACTCATGTCAAGTCCAATAGCAACATCAATTGTATCCATAAAGTTCATACCTGGAAGTATTGCACCAGTATGCCAGCCTTTACGTGAAGGACGACTAAACGTATAATCGTTTCTAATTGTAGATTGTATTTGCTGACGTAGTAGTTCACGCCAGTTCATTTTAGGTTCTGTAAGTTCTTTAATAATACGTTGTACTTCTGCAGGAGTGTTACCAGCACCTGCGGCTTGTGCAGAACTTAACATGTTTTCTTTTACTTCGTCACGTATCTTTTTAAGTTCTTCTTTGGTGTATGTAGGACGACCTTCGCCTTTGCCTTCTTTGCCACCGCCTTTGCTTTCGTTACTACCTTCTGATTCTTTTTCCCAGTCAACGTGTTCATCAAGTAAATCACCAAGTGCTTCTAAATATTCTTGGCCTTTTTCTTCTGCTTGTTTAAACAAGTCATCATACACTGCTTCACTCATCCAACCATCATATTTAAAGTCTTGATAGCATTGTACAATCTTAACCATTTCACCAATACGGTCACGTACTAATGTATTGTTTACGATGTAATCACATGCGATATTGTGTAGTACTGGAATACGATCTTCTCTACGTGTAATATGATCGAAAACACAATGTAAAATCTCGTGTGCGATTACAAATTCTATTTCCTTATTGCTCATAGCATTAAAGAATTGTGTGTTATAATATAAATGTTTGCCGTCTGTAGCGGCAGTAGGACACCAATCATCACAGTTTTTAACAATAAGCCTAGTAGCCATATTGCCAAAGAATGGGTGTCTAAGTAGTAAACCAACACGAGCAACAATAATTCTATCAGCTACGTCTATTCGCATTTCTGCAAGTTCTTGCTCAGTAATGTCTGGATTAGGTTGAAAACCTTTTGTATCTATGCCCATATTGTGTACTCCTTGTGTGCCATTTTATACTTACAGTATACAGTATTTAATACCATTTGTCAACAGTTTTGGTAAAATATTGGGCAAGGTCTTACCAGCATAAGCCGTTGCCTTGCCCAATATCACCGTGCCTATTAGGCACTCTGTGCGGCTTGGATATACTTACCAAAACGCTCATGGAACTCATCAAAACACTCTACTTCATCTGGGTCGATTGGAAGTGAGTATTGTGTTAGAGCTAGTTTGATACCCATAACAACTAATTCAGTATCAAAGTTATCCATTGCAAACCTTAAGAAGTTATTTACTTTGTTGTCAAACTTCTTATCGTTTTTATCGCATGCGTCTTTAAGTTCATAGCAAAGTGAAACAGTCAAGGAATACATGGCACTGATTTCTTTAGTTTCACAATCCTTAACCTTACCTTCAAGTATGTCAGTAGGGTCAGGAAGTTTTGAAGCAACCTTACGATGCGCCATAAACTTAACGGCAAGTCCTTCGCCGACAGAACCACTTACCAAATCGGTAGTGGTGTTCTCATCATCATCGTCTTCGATAAGCTCGGAAACAAATGACCAAGAACGAGGTGTAGCAAACGAACGACTTGGGCTCTTTGGATCAAAGTCATACAAGTCCTTCTTGCTAAAAGTCAAATAACCAACAACATCAGTATGTATGTTGTGATCTACAGCCCACTGGAACCAGTCATCAAAATCAACTGCTAGTTCTAAGTGAACAAATCTATTTGCTAACGGAGCAGGCATTCTATAAGTAACACCTTTGTCAGCATCTCTATTACCAGCCGCAACAATCAAAACATTGTCTGGTAATTTGTATTGTCCAATACGTCTGTTAAGAATAAGTTGGTAAGCGGCCGCCTGTACAGCCGGTGCCGCAGAATTCATTTCGTCTAAGAACAAAACGATGTAATCGAATTGTTTAGCAAACTCTTCCGTAGGAAGTTCTTGCGGTGGTGCCCAAGCCATTACATTATCATTTGCCGAATAGTATGGAATACCTTTAATATCTGTAGGTTCCCAAAGTGACAAACGTATGTCAATTAAATGTGATTTTTTAAGTTGTTTAGTGATCTGTCCAACGATATCAGACTTACCAATACCTGGAGGTCCCCACATAAACACAGGACGTTTCTTTTTAAAAGCTCGTATAATACTTTTCTTTGCGCCATTAGGTGAAACAGTACGTAGTGCAGTATTTTCCATATTATATTCCTCGTTTGTTGTTATCAGTGCCATACTTTATTTCTAAGTATGTATATATTATACGATCATTAACTTCGAAAGTCAACCACTTTTGGACATTTTTTATAAATTATTTTTTTGTACCATTTAATAGAACCTATGCGACAGACGCCTAAAATGTACGATTTTCACGTCTAAACGGCTCTTAAACTGCATTTAACGTTTTTCTGGGGTGTTTGTATGTATTAGACTATAAGACCGTTATAAGAGCATTTAATGACGGTTTATTCGTGCCGTTTCATAGCCTTTGTAAGTCCGTACTTGCGTAAGTCCCCACTAAAAAGGTGTAATTCCATGCTCTTTTTTTCGTCTGTAACCCATATACTATATGATGTTAGATAGTAAGGACATGTAATAAATTGGTCTAAAAATATATAAGTTTGTGTTGTAAATTTAAAATCCCTAGGAAAAGGAATCTCGTACATCTGAATATCTAAATTTGTACCTAAAAAATCAAAGCCAGCTTCAGTAAGTCTTAGTCCGCCTGTTGATTTGCCTCTGGTGTTCTGCCACCAGTCTGACATATACTGTTTAACATTAGCATCACTGATAGCTGTGTCTGATTGTTTCAGAAAGACTTTAGTATATGTTTCTTTCCAGTTCATTCATCTGTAACCAGTTCACCTGAGGTAAGTTTATATACTGCAAAGTCTTCAGTTCTGAAAAGGTCGTTTAATTTTTTTGCTAGATTATGTGCATGTCCTGGATTTGAAAAAGATACTTTTTTGTATTTAGGTCCAGGATAGTTTGTAATTGCGTTTGACGTCTTTAGATTGAATGGAGCACCTTTAAAAAATACAGCCCAAATAGCTTCGGCTTGTAAAACTTGCTCGCATTTGTAAGATGCTTTGTCAACATTCTCTAAAATAATCGTTGGTTTTGGTCTACTCATATGCGTATCCTTTTAATTAACTACGCATATATTTATCTTTTTTTATTAGAAAAGTGCTACTATATTAAACTTCTTGAGTGTTCATATAGTCTATTAGAATCTTAACATCATCTTGATTAATACAAAATACGTGTTGTATCTTGTTTGGATTACCGTCATACTCTTGTATTAACTTTTTAACTAGAGTTGGATAAAATTGAGGATCTGTTATAGTACCTGTACATAAATCTTCTGATTCAAATGTAGGTTTTGTAAATAGATAAGGGTCGTTTTGATTTAAAAATAATACTAATATAAACCACTTCATTTCCAGTCTCCACCGCCGTCCATAGTAACTGTTACAGTTTCATCATCTGCACTAGATTTATTATCAACGATAAGTTTTTCTAGTCTTCCTTGATGATTTGCCATTACAGTTCCTAAGGCGTATACAAGTGCTTTAGCTTGTGCTAGTGGAATTCTGATTTCTTTTTGGTTAGTAGTTTCAGCAGTCTTTACAACTTGTATAAACTGTTGAATTGGTATAGTATTAATTGGTTCGTTTGTTTGCATCTGAAAGTTCCTGTCTCATTGTAAATTCAGTTTTGAAAGGACCTTTGTAATCATACTTTTCAAGTGTGACTAGTTTAGGACAAAAACTTCGTACCCAACCCTTGTCAAAGTGAATAATGTAATATCCTGCCGCATACAAACTCTTAGACTTTTTACTTTTAGTAAAGAGAGGTAATTTCTTTTGTACATTGTACATTACATTGTAAGGTGTACTAGACGTCGAAAAACCGTGTATTTCTTTAGTAGCAGAACTACCATCTGATATAGTTGCTTTATCATAACTAATACCACCAATAAAACTATTAAATGATTTAATATCAGTAAAGTAATCTGTTCCAGATGAACAACTATACATGTATCTTTTGTCTTCTTGTTTTGATAGTGTACCAATACGTTCACCATCTTTTTCTACAATCCAAAATTTGTTCTTTAGGATTGGCTTTGCCTTAATTGTCATTCTTGCCTCCATGTTATGAATACCTCGCATTGAGTGGATCAGCATATAACTGAACATTGTCTGCAATCCGTTGCATATCGTGTTTAGCACAAAATTTCATTAGTCGCATACCAACTTGTGTAACTTCTTTTGCAACCATGTTGTCTTCTATTACATCATTAATAATACTTCTAATGTCGCCGGGTTGTGCAGTCAAATCACAAAGGACAACGTTACGTTGATAGTCATCAAGTACACGATGTTCTACACCTTCGTGATCAGTCCAGCGTTGTAGCATCATGTTGTTCCAGTTAAAGCCTTTATTGTCTTTATCTTCAAATGCTTCAATAAGACCAACTTTGTTCTTAGTACCTTTTGTACGTACACCAGGGTATGCACTAAACACATTATCACTTGTGTCACCACGCATACACTTTTCAAACAACATAAATTCTGGATTAGGAGCAGGCTTTGGCTCTTTAGTTTTCTTGTCAATAACAGGTTGCTTTTTCTTATCGTCAAAGTAACCTTCATGTGAAATAATTGTATTACTAACACCATTGTACTGTGTTACGTTCGGGCCAATAAGTTGTGCAAAGTCACCGTCAGTACTAATAATAACATGTTTGTCATTAGGGTGTGCTTGTACCCAACCTGCAATAAGATCATCTGCTTCTAGTTGTGGATGTTGCATTACAGTACAGTTAGTCTTTGTACTCACAAAGTCTTTAAACTCATCGAACATCTCCCAAAACACTTTATCTTCTTCAGCCTGCGATTCAGTAAGTGCATCACGTGCAACTTTTCTGTTACGCTTGTAAGGCTCGTAAAAGTCCTTACGCCAGCTACGTCCTTCTAAACAGAACACAACATGACTACCGTCAAAGTCAGCCCATGCTTTCTTAATACTGCTTAGTGTAATATGAAAAGCCATGCCTACCTTTGTATCAAGATCACCACGTATAACGTGTCTTGCACGAAAGAATGTATTAGCTGTGTCTACTAGAATGTATGTCATTAGTTTGCCTTTGTAATTAATATAGTAGTATTATAGCACCAGATCTGGCTGTTGTCAAGCATTATTTAACTTCAGCTTTACCATTATTGTCTGCTTTACTAGTTTCAATATATCCCATACCTCGATCAGTTTGTTGGCCTTCTTCATCTAACATCTGTGTAGCAATAGTTCTAAACCATTGATCGACAATATGTTCTGGTTGTTCGCCTGAGTATCCTGCATCAATAAGTTGTTCAATAAACTCATTATTCCAATCGAGCTCAAAGAACCCGTTCTTAATGTTATCCGGATTCACTTGTGTATCTAGTACTGCTACCCAAGGCTTCTTATCTTTAGTTGCTTGTGCTTTTTCTTTTTCAAGAATAGCTCTACGTTGTTCTTCTGCTGTAAGTTTTTTTACTTGTTTAGATTTCATACCCAACGCTTTTTTTACTTTATCTAACATATATTACCATCCTGCCTTTCTTATTTTATCTTCGTTAATAGGTGCCTTCATAGCCTTCTCAAGTTGTTCATTTGTTTCTTGTTTGATTGCATGTAATGCATCAAGTTCCCCACGCATTTCCGAAGAGTGATATGTGTAGTCTTGGGGTAAATCTCCATCCTTCTGCCATACACGCTTCAGCCACGTCTTTAACGTTGAGGGCATATTCTTCACTGCGTCCACCCAACGGCATAAGATATACTGGACATTGTACCCCGGCACCTTGATAAGCACTGACAGCCTTTTTAACTTCATCAAAGTCACTTTGAGTAGCGACAACAAACTTAAAATACATGTCGCTATCAGTAACAAGGTTATACTCACTAGCCACATCAGGCTTAATAGCAGTATCCCAAGGTTCTCCGCTAACGCTAAGTTTTGGGGAACAAGACCAAGTGACTTGGATTCTGTCCTGATCGTTGAGATAGTTAAAGAGATCTTCGTGTAAATGTTGTGTAGTATTTGT